CTGAGAGATACCCATGATGTCATAGTGAATCTGTTCATTACCTTTAATGAAAGTCTTTCGTTGATTGACATAACCCCATGGACTAATCTTGTTGGCAAATGTATCACCCAACTCTCGCTGAATGCGATGAATCAAGTAAACATTATCAAAGAAGTCTGTGTTCCAACCAGTGATGACATCTGGATAATTACCCTGCCACCAAATCATAAACTCTTTGAGCATGTGTTGTTCGTCACGACAATTGACCATCGTAACATCAGAACGAGGAGACTTATACTCACCATACTTTGTTTGAGCAAAGGTAACAACCTTCTTTGATTGAAGATCCTTGATAGTGATTAGAAGAACTTCTTCGTTGGCAGACTTGATATCTGGGAATCCATTCTCAGTTTCAGTCTCAATGTCAATTGTGAATACTTTAATCTGTTCCATATCCCAGTTGACATCGTCTTCGTAAGTGTCACTGATATATTGATATGCGTAGTTGGTGTTACCGTAAACTGGGAATCCTTCAACACCTTCGTATCGTTTTAGGAAGTCACGAGTCTCACGGATACCTCCAGGTTTTATTTCATCAACGAATGTATCTTCAAGAGTCTTCCATTTTGATGGAACCTTAGAAGTGACAAAAAGCGTAGGATAGAAATCTACCTTACGCTGATATGCCCTGCCGTTTTGATATCCCCTAACGAGGATCTTGTCGCCCACTGGGTGGACGCTGGTATAAAATTCCATTAAACTTGTTTTCCATACATTAGTTGCATTGCATCAAGTGCACAGTCGTGGACAGGATGATGTTTGATAACTTCGTGTCGTTTGAACAGAGGATGATCCACTTCTACATAGCCATTCGTGGTTCCAAACATAATGTCAACTGCAGTTCTCACATCTCTCCATACATTATACCCTGTAATCTCTTGCAAGTCAAATTTAACAGCAAGCGAATCAATAGCCATCTGGTCTAATGAACCTCGTGCCCACATAGTTTGTTTATCCGCATTTGGGAATTGCTTCATGTAATCATAGAACTTTTGCATTCCATTCTCAACAGTCATGTCTTCACGGGATGGATCAAGAGAAGTCTTACGAACATATTCGTGTTGACCTTTCCACCACTCAAGTGTAGATTTAGATGCAGTACGACCAACACCTATCTGTTCTTTCACATCAAACTTTACAAAGCATGCATTGTCCAATAAGTCTTGATAGGTTGGTCGTTTTTCTGGATCAAAGTGAACCATAGCTGCAGAAAGAACCACACAATTGGATTCTACTCCCAGCGTTTCTACATCGAACATAAACATTAGAGTACTCTTCCTTCACCTTCTTTGGTGAAGAATGATTTGATCTTTTGCTCTTTAGTCCAATCAGCAGTATAATCATTATCAATATCACAAAGAGTAATTGCTTCTTCTTCAGTAAGAACACGATGTGATGTAATCACTTCTGGAAGTGCCAATTGAGAAAACTCTTTTGCGTCTTCACAAGTAACATCATCCATTGCCCACTCTGGATTAGTTGCTGGTGCTTCCACCATATATCGCATACGATATGATTGAATGGCTTCGACCAAAACCCATACCGAACCTTCTTTTAATTTACTCATCATTATCACCTTTCATTGCCAGTGCTTTGTTTAAAGATTTCTGCGCATGACGCAGACCAAATTCCATCTCATTCTTTTGTTGTCTTACCTTTTCTAACTCACGAGAAATTTTCAGATAAGTGTCATACAAATCGTTGGTATTTTTCTGAAGTGCCTCAACATATGTAGCTACTTTATGAATAGTTACCCATGTACCATCAGCCAGTTTTGTATGACCATCACGAACACGAAATTCATCAGTCCATCTTTCGTTTAGTTTGTAACTTGGCATTGGTTCAAACAGAAACAATTCTTGTTCTCCTAATTTCTTTAGGAGTGGATTGAATTGGTTGTCAATAGATTCTTTACCGTAAAACATTATTCATTCTCCTCATACTCATATTCTTCAGTACGACCAGACATTTCTGCATGGATATCGCAAAGAGTTGTATGCCAACCATCAGTATATGTTTTACCTGCAGCACCGCATGATTCGCATGTACGATAACTCATAGACTCTGCGAAAGAAATGTATTGATAATGTTTATCAGTTGCAGCTTGAACATAGAATCGAAGTCCACCGAACTTCTCTTTCACCTGAACAGCAACTGGAACCTTCAATGTTTCTTCTTCTAGTTTTGCTGTGGCATGATCAATGTCTTCTTGTGTAACAAGTTCTTTACTACTTGCCCATCTCGGTTGACCAAGTTTATCTTTGATAAAGTCATAACGACTTTCGGCTTGGCGATAGTCAGAAGTCAATAGACTACACAGAACATCGATGATGTTATACCAACCATCACCACACTCAAGCCCCCAACACATGCATGTTGTGCGCATATCTGCATTACGATCTTTGAAGATCAGCGGATACTTTGCACACAACGCTTCGTCTAATTCTCGCTTCATGATAATTCCCTAGCCATTTGTAACTGCCAGTGTTTGTATAGTTCTTCATATGCTCGAAGAACTTCGTCAGGTACTTTGTTACCATTCTTTATTTCTTCTTCAATGGCACGACCTAGTGTTCGAGCCAATCTAATTTCTTCGAAGTCTAACATAATTAATCTCCATACCAAGTTCTATGATTTTCAGCTACATGTTCAAGTCCATCGTATTCGCCAATGTGCCATTCAACATCATCTGGAATATCCAAGATTGCTAGTTCTGATGCCCAACCCCATGAATCTTTACCCAACTCTTCAATCACTGCGATCAAATCTGGATCATTGCGTTGTTCATAGAACTCATACTCACTTAGGTATGTCGCATCAGATTGTGGACTACCAGCTTTGTAATAGTCTGAATCATTTCCACGAATTGGATACTTGGCTGGCACTTTATCGAATGCGATACCTTTGCGTTCAAGTAACTTCTCGAATGCGATATTTGAGATACCGAATCCACCAAAACATCTATTAATTACTACTTTCATTTTATTACCTTTGAGTTGTCTGCAACATCTTTGTCGTCACGCAGTTCAATAAACACTGGAAGAAACAAAGATTCTTCTCCACTTTTGTTCTTGATCCTAGCATTATACTTCACTGCCACGATTTTGTCAACTAAATTTTCTTTCCAATATTGCTTTCGTTGTGCATCATTGAAACCAGATCCTACATTTACCTTTACAATTCCATCTGCGGATTCACAGATAATTGCACCAAGCATACCTACTGCTTTACCCTTACCTTCTTCGACTGCAACAATCTTAAGATCGCATTCTAATTCACCTTTGAATTTAATCTGAGTCTTGCTTCGTTTGTCTTCCCATTCACCACTACCATCTTTGAGGATGATACCTTCGTATCCATCTGCAAGATAACCTTGGAAAATCTCTTGTGCGTCTTCCAATGTTTCAACAATGGTTGATGTCACAGACCAAATCTTTTTACCTACAGACTTTTGTTTATCTACAATTGCCTGTAGAGTAGAGAATCGTTTTGCATATGGAGTCAAACAATATCCATCAACGAATGCTACATAAGGAATCAAATCCCAAACAGTGGCATGAACCTTTGCTGCATCTTCGGCAGAGATTGTACCCTTGTTTGCTTTGTTGAGGATACCATTACCTGTTTGACGATCTGCGAACTGCATTGTCATGTCATCCATAACCAACAACTCACCATCAAATACACAATCAATATTACCAGCAAGTGCAGCGAACTCTGTTTCTAGATTACCCAACAACAGAATCTGTTTACCATTTCGACTGCGGAATTCTACCTTACCATCACGGACAATCGCATTGAATCGCATACCATCCATCTTCATTTGAGCATAGGCTGGGAACTTAATCTTGTCAACCAACTTCTGTTCGAATGGACTGCATAACATGCATGGGTATTCAGGAATCAAACCAGACCAAACTTTGTTGGCAGTCGATACATCAACACCACACTTCAGATCTTTGGAGATGATTCTCTCCAGTACCTTAGCATCGTCAGCCGATACGGATGAGAGAAGCATACGGAGATATTCAATTGCTGCATTACCAGTAACGACTCTTTCCTTCAAGTCATACAATGCCAACATGGCTTGAGTGAGACTTGTTTGTTTTGAGTCAGTGGTATACTCAGGAATCTTTCGTTGATAGAATTGAGTAAAAGGATCCAGTGCTAGCCGAATAACCTCACGCAGTGTTTCGTTATCGCTCTGTGCGTTTAATTGGTCGATCTTGAAATTGCGTGAGGCATTTTCAGCAAGACTGTTTAGAAATTCATTTATGTTCATTCATCACTCCATCAATATGTTTACACTTACCATGATATTTAAAACCGATACAACTACAGACCATACCATTTTCTGATTCTTCTACGGTATATACATGGTCTTTGCTACCTTTAATTTCCCAAATTTTATTCGTGGACTTCTGTCCTTCGAAGTGTAGGTTTCGTTTGAGAACTTTGAATTTACGATAACGAGTATCAAACCGCATTGGCTTGCTGAACATCTTAAATTTTTGTGGATCGTTCCACATGAAGTAACCAAAGATTTTGTCCATCGATTCATTCATAACATATGTATGATTCGGTTGAAAGTCTATATCCCAAACAGTTATTTCTCTAACAAGAATCATGCTGCTTCCCGAAAGTAACCATAGGGCAGACCATTGAGGTAACAGAAGTATTCCCAGTCACCATTTGCATGTCCAGCGTCCATGATCCAGCGGAGAGCAGTAGTACGATCCTTCGCACCCATACAGATTGTATTGGTGACATGCTGTTCAAACTTCACCACTGCTTCTGCCTCACGCTCTTTGCGATCAGCTTCTTCACGCTCGATGACTCGACCAAGAGTTTCGAATTCAGCCATGAATTGTTCCTCAGTCCAATCAGTGGTATCGATACCACGAGGACGAACACCATACGCATCCTTGTACATGTCCCAGAACTGGCACTGCATTTGTTCCAACACAGACATTTCTTCCCAAGATTTGAATTCGTTCGACATTTGCAGTTCCTTTTCAATCATCATACAACTATTATACATCAATTCTGAATTAAAGACAACACTTAGATGCAACTCTTACGAGG